CACCTTCTTTGCTGTATGGCTCATCTGGCCGCCGGGCACACACTCAAGCGTCCAATCCTGTTCTTCCATGAGACCAATGCCATCACGGAGCATTAAGATTCCGTCATTCAGACCGTGTGGCTGTTCTGTATCGCCGCAGGAGGTAAATGTGTAGGAATCAGATGCCATCATTGACAAAAGCATCCGCCGATTGACATGCGTTTGTAAGGCAAGCTCAGAGGCAATCCCCTCAACGGTCTCCACATTTACGATCCGGCGGCCACGGCGCAGGATGCTCAGAGGGCTTTTCGGATCGTTGTTTTCTGCGGTTGCCCGCAATTCGGATGGCAAATCTGCTGACGATACAATGTCAACGAATACGTTGGCTGCATCGAATGTGTCGTTGTCAACGGTCATGGGAATATAAAGCAGGTTGGTTTCGTGCTTTCCGTAGCGGTGTGTTTTGCCTGTGAGCGTTACAGGCTTCCAAGGCTCACATACGGCCACGCCATCACTATTGAAATAAATGTCTCGGTAGTTGATTTCCTGCAAAAGCGTACTAATCACTTCATACCGAGTTGTGCCGGTTTCAAAGGCGTGTGTAGTCGATAGCGTCAGATCAGATGCCGTGATGGATGTTATGGAGATTCCAGCGGCCAGCAGCTGCTCACGAATAGCATCAGTGTACAGCTTGCCCGCCGGGATCGTCAGCGTAGCCTCCAATACAGATAGATTTCTAAGCGCGTAGGTTTGGTCGTAGCCGGTCAGTTCTTGTAGCTGATGGCCGTACT